TTTTGTTGATTAGATAATTCCAGAACCTGAAAAAATTTCATCTCCTGAACCATCACCCTCTGGGCCTAATACAAAAGAAATTGAAGTCCCAGCAGTTAGTGTTTGTTGTGGAGAATCAGTTTCATCATAACTCATTTCTAAAGTTCCTGAAAATGATGTTCTTCCAGCTACAAATGATTTAGTTGCATCTGATAATTGAGTATCTTCTACAACATCAGCAGTTGTTTCAAGTGTGTAACCAGTTAATTCGCCTATACCAGTTCCACCAGCTTTAACTACGCCTTCTTTTCCGAAGTGTGTTGCCATTTTTTATTTTCCTTTTTTGGTTTATCTTGTTTGTCTTGTTCTCGCTTATAACCAAGAGCAATAAAATTTTCAAGTTGAGTTTCGTTAATTATAACTTCATGCCCATCTTTATATAATTTAATATCTTTAGCCATAATAAATTCTTTTACTACTTATCTTCCCCATCGTCAATATCTTCATCATCAAAATCTTCTTCTTCAATGTCATCATTTTCTTCAATATCTTCCTCTCTTATTTCAGATATTAAGTCTTTGACTTCTTCACAAAGTAAAGATTCCTTATCATGTAACTTTTCTATTTGGTCTATTTTTTTCTCTATTTTATCTAGTATTTTATCTTTGTTCATTTAACCTCCTATGGTGTTCCAGATTGATATTGATACATACATCTAACAACCATTCTAATACCGCCTACAGGAAACAATGTACCCTCGTCTGTTTCTACTTGTACGACTTCTGTATCGAGTGCGTTAGAATCTCTAGTTATATCACTTTCAAGTGCAGTTTCAATGGCAGTAATAAGCTCATTTCTTAAAGTGTCTATATTTGTGTTAGCACCTTTGACAAAACCTAGTAATACAAAATCAATAGTACCAGTTCTGGTTTTAGCACCACTTCCTAATTCTTGATCTTCTCTGTTTTCTTCAGATGTTTGTACTATTACTGCTGGATATTGTGCTTGTGATAATTCTTCTAATTCAAAAGGTTGTCTTGTGCATAACTTGACATCAGGACTACTGATTGCATCTACAACTGTTTTTATATTACTTGCTATGTTTTCTCTTACGCTCATATTCTCAATCTTTTTATTGCTGCTGCAATATCTCTGTTAAATGATTTACTTATAATCTTTTCTGTTCTGTTATTAAAGCCAAAAAATTCTCTATTTGGCTCATTTAAAACTTGATTAAATAAAGCTCTTTGTCTCATTTGTGAATTAGAAAAAGAAATAGATACTACATTTTTACTTGTTTTTTTAACTGATTTTTTATTAGGTGTTAAAGCTCCCATCATTCTACCAGAGTAAAATAAATCTACACCTGTTGGTTTTCCCTCTTTTTCTAATCGTTTAATATAACCCTCTGAATAAGGTGCAAAAGGTCTGCGTCTGAAATCCTGTCCTTTTTGTGTAAGTTCTCTAATAATAGTAACCAAATGAAATCCTGACTTCATTAATGCCTGGTCAATAATTCGTGGGAATCTACTTTGGAGCTTCTTTATATTTTTTTTAACTATTTTTAGATTAGATTGTACTTGAACATTAACTGCCATTATTGCTCATTTGTTGGTGCAGAGCTGCATCTACATTCATCGCATTTACATCCTGCGTGGTCTGCTTCTATGCAATGACATAAATGTCCACATTTTTTACAAGTTTTTTCGTTGTCCATTATCTAGTTAAACGTCTATATGAATGTAAAGATTCTCTTTCACTTGATACAATAGTTCCACCAGCATCACTATCATATTCAACACCATCTTCTAAAATAGATTGAAATTCTTTTGCATAAGCTGATGAATAAAACTCAATCATTCTTTCAAATCTATCTTTGTCTGCTTCTGGTCTAAATTTAGTTAATGTTGGTAATAAATATCTTGATAAGAATAAATATACACCAGCTCTTGTGAACTGATCTAAATTAACTTTTGTATTAACCATTTCAGCAGTATTTAAAACTGTGATGTCGGTATAAATATTGCTTTTATATGCTGGCCACCACTTAATTCTTAATTCTCTTAAAATATCATTTGTTGTTTGAGTTATAAAAAATGTTACCTCTGATGAAGTAGAGGATAAACCAAAAGTATAGATGTCCGCTTGATAATTAGAAGCATCTCCAGCGTTCATAACATTTGCACCAGTAAAGTTCGTCATATTAAAATACCAGTAAGATAAATATAATTGCTACAAGTCCTATAACGATTGGTCTTGGATGATCGTCAATAAAAAAACCTATTTTATCTATATGTTTCATTACTTTCTACCCTTTTTCTTTCTTTTGTTGTTCTTACGTTTTTTTCTTTTCTTAACAACTTTAAGTTTTCGTTTCTTTCTTTTAGCTGTATTCTTTTTCATTACTTTTTACCTTTTTTCTTTCTAGGTTTAAGTTTTACAACATTTTTAGCTTTTTCAACAATCTTTTTTTCTGGTGCTTTATTATTAACTACAGAATATCCTCTGTTTTTCCAATGTTGTGTATTAGCTTCGTAATTAGCTTTGCTTCTCTTAATAATTTTATTGCCTTTTTTTAGAGTTATCATTTCTTCCATTTTGTTCTCCTGTTTCAGTTATATCCTATGGCGGATTTCTCCGCCATAGAAAAGTGTTATTAGTTGATTACTGATTCGCCTAATATTTCAACACCATAAGAGTCATGTAATTCGCCAACACCATAAACTGCTGTTGCTACGATTTCATCTGCTCTTAAAGATGCGTCTCTTTGAGTTTCAATTTTAAGGTCTTGCATCATTGCTAAACCTAAAGCATCCTGGTGAAATATACCACCTTTACAGTTGTCTGTGTCAGAAGTTCCATCAACATTTGAAGTTTCGAACATTCGAACTCCAGCGATGTTTCCAACATATCCTGTTCTTAATGCTTCGTTAGTTAAGTCATTAGGGTTAGGATTAACAAAAGTATTAGTTAAGTTTTTCTTCACATTGTATGCAACCTTTGGATTAAGTACACCAGCTAAAGGCATTGGTACTGCCGCTTGTCTTAAATTAGCCACTGCTTCAAAGATTTTAGCCACAGTTATTTCTGTTCCAGCACCACCAACAGATGTTGAAAATCCATCAAATAATGCAGTTAAGTCTGTGTCTATTTTTTTTGCAATCGCTTCACCAAATAGTTTTCCAATGTCTGCCGCAACATTTCTAGGAGATGCGTTTCTTCCTAAATCTGTTAGCGTAGTCATTATCCCATTTTCACTTGCTGTAATTGTTACAGAAGTTGGATTGATTGCTGTGTTAGATAGATCAGATGCTTCCGATACTGCTGCTGCAGAAACTGCTGCATAGACAGGAACTTCAACTGACTTTCCACCACCGCTAATCGCATAGTTTTTTACAAGTGGTCTCATTACTGATCTTTCACTTGCTACGAACAATGCTTCAGCTACTATCTCTGTGTATAGTTCCGATAGTGTAGAACTTGTGCTTTCGTTTGCCATTGTTATTTTTCCTTATTATTTATTGTTTAAATTAATTTGAGTAGGTTTTGAATCTCGTTCTTTGCGATACTCTGCATATTTAGCACGATCCTCTGGCTTACTCATATCTAAATCCTGAATATTGAAAGGTTTTACAGTTTTACCCTCGACAGAACTCTGGCTTCCTGTGCCAGATTTACCACTTACGGAAAAGTGTGGATTCGCCTGTAAGAACTCCTTAACTTTTTCTTCAATCGTTAAGAGGTTTCCTTTTTCGTTATAACGAATATTGCTATTATTATCAAGTATTTCTACTCTACCATCGTCATTTAATTTAACTGTGTCTTTGAGTAAAGAAACCACTTGACTTGGGTTTATAGCATTGTTTTTAGATGCAACAGACATAATAGAATTATCAATTCTTTCTTTTTTGATTTCGTTCTTAAATTTAAGAATTTCTGTATCTTTTTCAGCAATTCTTTGTTGCATAAGTTTTTCAAGCTCTGCTTTAGATTTAGCTTCTTTAACTAGCTTTTCTTTAGCAGCTTCTTCTTCTTGTTTTTTTGCATCATCTAACATTCTTTGATGTTTCTTTTGCTCTGCATCTAATCTTGATTTAATAATGTTATCAAGTTGAGCTTGGGTAAAAGTCATTTCTTTAGCTTTTTCAACTTCTACTTTTGGTTCTTCTTTTGGTGTTTCTTGTGTTGCAGGTGCAACTACCTTTTGTTCTTCGGACATATATACTCCTTTGTTAAGTTATTAGTTTTCCGCTACTGTCAAACCAATCTGGATTAACGTAGCTCCATTGATGACGACAATTATAACCACCACGAACTACCAAAGGATTTCCAGCTTTCTTACCAGTCCAACTTCGACTAGCCCATAGTTTTCTGACTTCATCAATCGTAAAAAGTCCATTTTTTTTACCGATAGTTCTACTTACCAAACCTCTGCATATTTGTCTAGTTGTAGGAATGATGTCTCCATAGTACCTAACATAAGTAAGTCCTGCATCATTAGCTTTATTAAAGTTTAATGTTGCATCAAAATCTCGTAATGAGTCGTTTAATAGCTGTCCTGCATATCTTTTCATGTTTTCTCCAGCTCTATCTCTGCCAAATTTAGATTGTAATGTAGCAACTGCTTTCTCTACCTTGCGTTGCATACGCTTTTTATTCTTATTGTTTTTAACAAACTTAACTAGCTTATTAATTTCAGGGTCTTTGGAACTTGCATATATTCCATTAATTGTTTGTCTTAATTCTTTTTCTAAAACAGTAAATTCAGAACCTAATAATGTATTTTGATAAACCTTTTCTGATAATCTTCTTGTAAAGGTGTTTGATATATCTTTAAACTGTGTAAAGTATTGTTGCTTTAAATTTTGTACTAAAGCTAGATCACCTTTTGTAAGTTCTTGAAATGCTGGTGGTATTCTACCTATTCTCTTAAAAGCTCGTTCAACTCTTTTAGCTTGTTTGTTAAATCCCTCTCTAACAACTCTATCTGACCAAGCTAGATATTCTCTTTCCAGGACAGCTTTAATTTGAGGTCTAATAGCAATAGCTGCTCTTAACTCTATTAGCTTACCATCAGTTAAAGGTAATGATTTACCTGCTAATGAAGTTATATCATCTTCTATCTTATCTAAAACTTTAGTGAGTTGTTCGTAATATTCAGCTTCAGCAAACTCAATTTGCTTGATTCGATAATTGGTCATTTGTTGGGTAATATCTGCCATAAACTTTGTCTATCATAAAAAAGTGAAAAACTCAAAAAAGCATTTTCTTCATTTTTTTTTGCTTACTGCCAAGCCACTTATTTTTTGCCACAATTCACTTTGCTTACTTCTAGAGCATTTTGAAAAAGTGCGTGTGGTATAATAGTAAAAAGGAGGTAATAAATATGAATAATAAACCTAGTCCTGAAGCAATGAAAGTTGCTGACGATATAATAAACTTTGTATCTAAAGGAAAAAGAACTTTAACTACTGAACAGTTAAAAAAATCTAAAATTTTTCCTAAAGCAGAACAGATTTATCACACTATGAAAATGATCTCTGAATCTGATTTACGAAGTTTAGAATATCTTAAAACTTGTATTGATGAAAGAATAAAAATAATCAAAAGTAAGTAAATAAAATAAGGCGATCTGAAATATGGTCGCCTTATACTTCTTCTTCCTCTACTGTTTCTTTCTCTACTTCGTCTTGTGTAAATTCGCCTACTTCTGTTTTGTTGTCTATTTCATCAAAGATAATATTTAATTGTTCGTTGTCATCTACAACAGCTCTTGCAATCTCTTTGTCTATTTCTTTGCCTAATGTTGGCGATCCTACATTAACTGATTTAGCTTGTTGGTAGAACATAAGGTCTGCTGCAAAGTCTCTGATGTTAAATGTTTCAGGGTAGTTTATTTCTCCCTCAAATTTTGTGTTTTGGAAATCAGCATATAATTTAAATAGTTGTTCTTCTGCTAATTGTAGATTGTCTGCTTTTTCTGATAGTCTTGCATTTAATAATTCAAATTCTGTTTGTAAAGCTATGCCTGATGATACTTGTTGTTTAGTAGTTCTTACTGCTCCTGTATGAGCTATTCTATTTATAGCATCTACTTTCTTTGTAATAGATTCCATAATAGCTTGTAAGTTTTGTCCGCTTGGTTGCAATAGATATGGTTTAAGATTTGGTTCTATCTCTTCTGGCATTTCTATTATTGCACCAGCTCCAGCAGAAGCATTTACCGATGGTGTTTTAACTAACGATGGATGATTTGTTAATCTAATAAGCTGTTCTATTTCAGAAAACTCATTGTAGATAGCTTTTTGCAAATCAGCAATATCAGTCAAGTCAGATTGACCAACAAATCTCTTATGAGATTTTGAGTTGTATAAGATAACTGCTGGTATCTTGCCAATCTGATTCTCGGCAGTATCTATTAATCTTGGTTCAGTTCCAGAGTCATCCATATAAACTGTGTCTATACGATCTGGAAACCACATCCTAAAATAAGTACCACCCTCTTTATCTACCTCTTCTCTAATTTTAAGATAGTCTAAAGAATACTTACCATTAACTTCTCTTTTGTAATTCCAATCCATTATGTTTTCAGGAGTTACAATAGATAGGTAAGGTCTTATGTCTTGCTCTAGCTCTTGTGCTTTTGTTTCACTAACTACTTTTGGTTTATCTAAAACTAAAAGACAATGACCATAGATAGAAGCATAATTTTGAGCTTGTTTAATAACACTATCAAAATTGTTTCCATCTAGGTCAGTATCTTTTAAGAATGATTCTAAACTAGCTTCATTCTCCATATCTCCAAATTCCCTCGTTGGTTTGACTCGAAAAAGGAATGATGAGTAAATTTGGATTATGTTTCTACAATGATTGTCGCAAGGAGTATTTAGCAATCGTTGATTAAACTCGTTATCTAATTCTAAATTATATCTGTTTAAATATTGACCTACTTTATAGTCATAACCTCCATTATATGATCTAATGTAATACTCCCAATTTGAAATGTTCTCTTTGTAGTCTTTATGAGTATCTAGTGCCTGATCTTTGTCGTATGCCATATTGCCTTTGTTTCATATTCCATCTTGTTGGAGAAGAAAAATCAGATTTAATAGTTAATGGTTTTATGTAATCTATTAAATAACCAAGTGCATCGTTCATATGGTCAAATCCCTCTTCCTTATCAGGAATATTTGTATTCTCCTTGTATATTTGTCTTTGTAATCCTTTTATCAATGTTTTGCAATAATTACTAATGAAAATATGCCTATCGCCTTTAGAATCTTTTAGTCTTGAATTAACTGCATTGACTCTATCTCTAATTGCTGGATGCTTGTGTTTAACTTTAACTTTAAATCCTGCGTTTTGTAATATGCTTAAATCTGTTCTGCCACCAGCAGAAGTTTTACGTTGTTTAGATGCAGGATCAGGATAAACAAAGATAGGTATTTTAGTTCCGTATCTATCTCGTATCTCTTGGCACATTTCGTCAGTATTACTTGAATATATTATTATCTCATCTACAAAATAAACCTTATCTTTTTCTATCTGTGCAACAGCAGCACTCATCGGGTCCACGTTAAAGTCCATTCCTAAATGTAATGGTTTAGACCAATCTATCTTACGTTCTATGACACTTTCTACAGGATGAAAATTGTAATAAACACTTCCTGCATAGTTCTCAAATGTACCCTCAAACTCTTGTCTAAATGTTCTAACATCAAGGTCTAATTTAGCTTGTTCCAATTCTTGCTTTGATACCATGCCACCTTGTAATGTTGTATATTGGAAGCTATCCCATTCTTTGTCATCTTTACCTTTAAGATACAATTCATAACTCCAATTTCCATATCCTCTAGGTGTACCACAAAATAAAACATCTCCTAAAGTGTCTGCAATAGAAGCTCGTAATACCTCGTACCAGGTTCTTTTATCTATATCTGCAAACTCATCTAATATTAAAAAGTTTATTCCTGAACCTCGTAAAGCATCTGGTTGATCTGCTGATTTTAGACATATAACACTATTTGATTTCTTAACTTTAATTGTAAGGTTTGTTTCGTTTATATCTTCTATCCAATTAAATGAATGAAGCATTGTTTTTAAGTTAGACCAACATATCTCTTTAGCCATTTTAAAAGTAGGAGCTACATACCATATATTCTGTAATGGTTTAGCTGCATACTTCATCATTTCTGTAATTGCTAAATGTGTCTTACCAAATCTTCTACCTGATATAAGAACTCTAAACCTTGCTTTTGATTGACTAACTTTATGTTGTGCCTTTGTTAAGGTAATCTTCATAAATGTAGTATTTTACATTTCTACTACTGGTTTGCAACCATACTTAACTGCTAATCTATATTTATTGACATTCTCGATACCCTCTGCTTGTAGCAAAGTTAATCCATTTAATTGTGCTGCATAAGCACATTCTGCCCAAGAGTTATAAGGTTCAAATTTAACTGGAGCTTTACACTCTCCTGAAAGAAAGGAGCAAACTGACATAATTAACATAAACTTCATTTGTCAGACTCTTTAAAGAATTTATAAATTTTACCTGTTGTTCCCATGTATTTAATGTATGGTCTATCTTTCCATCGTTTATTCCATGCCCAGTTAGATACTTTAGCACCATACGTTTCAAAGAATGAAAGAAATACATCAATACTTATCTTCAATAATCTTTGTAATTTTTTTCCTACCTGTTTCATCTGTTTCCACCATTGCTTTTATTTTACCACAAGCCATTCTTACATTTTGTGGATTAACAGATCGTTCTACAGTCCTTTTCATTTTCAGGCAGGTACTCATTTTCTGATCCTTGACGTAAGTATGCTCGATTACACCGCCCTTGTATATCATACAAAGAGCAATTATTCCTACTGCTAGTTCACTCATCTTATTACCTATTAAAACTGTCGTATTGCTCGACAATCCATTTTGCTATTTTTCTAAAAAATTTTTTAATCTTTAATAACATTTATCCTCCGTTACTTCTAACTTTATCTTTAAGTTTTTCTATTTGCTCTATAAGTCTTTCTACATCAGACTGCAATCTTTTTATGTTAGTTGCGTTATGACGACTTTCTTTTAATTCTTCTTCTATTTGTTCAATATCTTTAATAGCATCTTCTATTAATAAAAATTGTTCTGCATCAGCAGGTAATGATCCCATTTCTCCTCTGGGCCACTTAATAGAAAACTCTACTGCCTTGTCTAAATCTTTTTGCATAAGCTCTAATTGTGTTGCATGATTATTAAGTTTTTCTGTAATTCCAAAATAAGCCCAAACACCTACAGCAACTGCAGCTATAATGCTTACTAGGTTTTTAATTGGCATTGCTATATTTGTAGATTCACTTACTTTCATTTCCAACCCATAAGTTTAAGTAGCCATTGTTCTATTTTGTCTATTAACTTTTTCATCTCCAGCTCCTTATTGCCCAATAAGCAGGACTCAATGATTTCTGTCCTTTTACTTTTCTTAATACTCCACCCATACGAGCCATAAAGCTACGTTTTCTAGCTGGTATGTTTTTTTTGATAGACATTGTTTTTGAGCCAAAATTAACTTTCTTAATTTTACCTGTTCTTCTATTACGAACAAAGACTTTAAACTTCTTAACGTCTCCTCGCATTATTTTACCAAGTTTTACTTTTCTTCCTCTGTATTTAGCCATAGATGACTAATAGCATAAAATATTAATGTTTGCCACAAACATAACCAAAAACGTGCTTACCTTTATATTTGTGATAGAAGTGATTTCTATTAGGTAGCTTTATTTTATATTCCCTTATAACAACATTTTTCTTGTACCAATCATGGCAAGATAGATCAAAGATTTCTATGTGCATAAACTGACCTTTAGCCAATATAAGTGTAATGATAAGCTCTTTCATTTTTTAAGGTTATCTGCAAACAGTTTAAGCATAGCTTTATATGCTGATCCTCCTTGATAGTCTATTTCATGTTGGTTAAATTCTTTTATAAGTTTGTACCAAAGGTCTTTATATTTATTGTCTTTTGTTTTGTTGTAATCGTTAGCAGCTTGGTTAATTCTGGATAACAATTCGTCTCTCATCGTTTAAAATGTCTTTCTCTCCATTTGTTACAAACGTAAGTATCTTTAACGCCTTTAGTTCTATACACACCACAGAAACCATGTCTATTAGAATA